CACTGGAGAAAATCAAGCCGTCGTTTATCATTTCAATTTGTGTTGCGTCTTTTGTGTTCCAATTACAAAGAACACAAGTCAATTCATCAAACATTCTTAACCTCTTTCGTGGCTTTGTTGGTTGGTTGCCACTGGGAAAAGAATAGCAGATGTTGGGACAGTCTCCCCCATTTATTGGGGCAGTTTCAGAGCTAGCGCGTGGTGATTTGGTAGGGCTGTGGATAGACTGCAACGCGGTCGGGCGTGTTGCCGGTATCGGTTGCCTCATTGGTTAGGCAGATCGGGTCAGCAATTCGGGGCAGTTCGGGTCATCTATTGCCAGCAGTTGGGGGCGATTGGTTGGTCGGTTGTCGGTTGGGTTGGTTACTTAATACGGCAACACTATGGGGTATAGGTCGCCCGATCTGTAGTCCGCCCCACAAAACTTACTAGCAACACCCTAGACAGTACCGCGCCAAATGTCTAACCCTGCACAATACCGTCAGACTTGGACAGACAGACCCCCCGTTGTTGAAATCCCGCGTGTATGTATCAATACTCCCCAACAAAAAATATTTGCTAAAGTGAAGCTGTGTGATATACCGTCTGAGCAGGACTTATAGCAGTGTGACTAAGGACACAGTTTGAAAACGGGAAATGTGTTATATTTCCTGCCTTATATACAGTAAGGGGCTTTAATAAGAAAGACCCTGTCCGGTGACAGTGGCTGCCTCTTACGAGGCCCCTAGGCCGAGTACTGACTTACCCCTCAGTTCGCTGTGGCTCCTTCGGGCGCTAAGCCCGAACTGTCCGGTACTTTTAGTAGGGTAAGTTCTATCTAAAATATTAGATCCGCTAAATTCCCCTCTGCCCGCTAAATGAATCGGGCTTTAATCTGTAGGAGGAATACGTGGCAGAGAACTCCGCCGACATCGCCAAGCGAATAATCCTCGGCGCTGTCGCAGAAGGTATGACCATTGAGGCAGCTACTGCCTCGGCTGGTAAGTCTATTAAGACTTATGAGTATTACCGCCGCACCGATAAGATATTTGCGGATAAGATTGATCGAACCCGCCTTGGTCTAAAGGACAAGCAGTTCCAGGGTGGCGACGTACACGATATTGATTTCGTGGAGTTCCGCGAGAAGTTCCTACACTCTCAGACTTTTCCACATCAGATAAATCTAATAGATGTAATCGAAGGTCGTGAACCTTCGTGGCTGCACCCCAGTATGAAATATGAACCGGGCCTTGCCGCCAACCGCGTTCTCATAAATATTCCACCAAACCACGCCAAGTCAATTACGGTCACCGTAGACTATGTGACGTGGCAGGTAGCCCGTAATCCAAACTTCCGTGTTCTGATTGTTTCCCAGACGCAGCAACTAGCTGCTGACTTTCTCTACGCCATCAAGCAAAGACTGACACATCCAATGTACGCAGATCTGCAAAGTGCTTATGCTGCTGGCGTAGGGTTTAACTCTAAGTCTGCCTCTTGGCAGGCAACCCGCGTTACCTTTGGTGATGAACTCCGTGAGTCATCTGAAAAGGATCCGAACATCGAGGCCGTCGGTATCGGCGGTCAGATCTACGGTAAGCGTGCCGATATGATTATCGTAGACGATGCTGTAACGCTCAAGAACGCCAATGAGTTTGAAAAGCAGATCCGCTGGTTAACCCAGGACGTTCGATCTCGTTTGAACCCTACCGGCAAGTTAATTATTATCGGAACTCGTGTGGCCTCTGTTGATCTATACCGCGAGCTACGCTCTGAAGATCGCTACCCTGGCGGCCTAGTTCCTTGGAAGTATCTAGCGATGCCGGCGCTTTTAACCGCCGATGAAGACCCTGATAAGTGGGAGACTCTTTGGCCTGCAAGCGATGCTCCATTCGATGGACAAGCAGAATCCGACAAGAACGAAGACGGCCTATATCCGCGCTGGTCTGGTCGTAACCTTTACAACGAACGCCAAGCGATGGATGCAAGCACCTGGGCTTTGGTATATCAGCAACAAGACGTTTCCGAAAACGCCGCTTTCGATCCCGTGTGTGTTAAGGGTTCGATTGACGGTATGCGTAAGGCAGGCAACTTAGTTGCAGGCCACCCCGGACATCCACGAGACTTAAACGGCTTTACTTATATCTGCGGCCTAGATCCTGCAATGATCGGTGATACTGCAGCTATCTGCTACGCCATTGACCGATCAACTAGCAAGAGGTACATAGTAGATGCTATTAAAATTAGCCGCCCGTCTCCAGCCGATATACGTAATCTTATCTTTGATTGGACAGCACTCTACTCTCCTTCCGAGTGGATCATCGAAAAGAACGCCTTCCAATCCTTCTTAACACAAGACGAAGGTATCCGTATGCACTTAGCATCACGCGGAGTGCAGTTCAAGGAACACCATACCGGTTCTAATAAATGGGATGCCGGCTTCGGTGTAGCATCTATGTCTACCCTTTTCGGTACCAAGCAGTTTGATGGTAAGCACCATCGAGATAACTTGATACACCTACCAAGCGATCAGACAGAGAACATCAAGGCTCTAATCGAGCAGTTGATTACCTGGACTCCAACGACTAAGGGTAAAACCGATATGGTTATGGCTCTTTGGTTCTGTGAGATCCGAGCACGTGAGATGCTCAACTATGGTAAGTATGCAACTCACCATATGAAAAATCCATTCTTATCTCGTCAAGAGATGGGCAAGCGAACAGTTATCAATCTTGAAGAAGCCTTCGCTGAACAAAATAAAATGAAAATCATATAGGGAGACAACTATGGCAATGAAACCAAAGAAAATAATGAAACCAAAGAAAATAATTTCATCTCGCGGTGAATCTGGTGTTGGCGCTGGCCCAGGTCGTGGCAGTTCTGGCGGTGGAATGAAAAGCGTTCCAACAATACCACCTGCTAGAGCTAAGATAAATACAGATCCTTCAAGAAAAACCACCCCTAAAAAAACTCCTGCACAGATAGCGGCTGAAAAGCGTGCCATCGCAGCAGCAAATAAGAGATTGAATAGATAACAATGGCGACACCAAAGAAACCAACACCAAAAGTTAAGATTACAGGCAGTGCATCAGGTCGCGCTGCTACTGGAACTAAGTCAGTAATTCGCGGCGGATCAATGGCACAAAGTCCAAAGATCGTAGATCGCAAGCCTGTTGCAAAGAAAGCAAAAACAACAGTATACAAGCCAAAGCAAACATCACCAGGGCAACAAGTAGCAAAGGCAGCCGGCAAAGTTATAGGTCGCGCAAAGTCAGTAGCACGCGAAGTACGTGATATTCCAACAGCAGTTGCAGGTGCTGGAAAAGCCTTTGGAAAAGCATCGCAAAAAGGCAACGTCGGCGGAGCCGCTGGCAAGGCTCGTGGATCAGTAACAAATATTGGAAAACAAATTGTTGAAATTGGAAAGACAGCAGTAACCGGCAAAAAAGGAACAACTGCTACTGGCAAAAAACGCAAGTAATTTAATCTAATTAAAGGACCCCACATTGTTATCAGTCAAAGAAGTTGACGCGAAGTTAGCGCGGCTACGTACACGCTCATCAGCGCGTGACCAACGTATGCGCGACGTTCTTTCCGTGCGTCAAGGAGACATATCTAAGGTTTATCCTTCGATGTTCTCAGAGGACTACCCAAAGCCTCTTGTCGCTAACTTCATTGACGTAGCAGCACGTGACCTTGCGGAAGCTATGGCTCCATTGCCATCCTTTAACTGCTCAGCAACCAATATGGTTTCTGATTCAGCACGTAAGGGTGCAGATACACGCACTCGTATTGCCAACTTCTATGTAACAAACTCTGACTTGCAACTCCAGATGTACACCGCAGCCGACTGGTATAACACTTACGGTCTTGGTATCGGTATGGTTGAGATGGACTTTGAGGATAACAATCCTCGTATCCGTATGCTCAACCCATTTGGTACATACCCAGAGTTAGACCGTTACGGTCGAGTTCTATCTATTACACAGGTTATCGTTACAGATGCAGAAACACTAGCGGGACAATACCCAGAGTTCTACGAACAGATCCTAGGTCGCAATCAGTATCAGTTGTCTTCACCATATGTCTCTATGGTTAAGTACCACGATAAGGATCAAGACCTGCTTTACTTACCAGAGCGTAAGAATCTTGTTCTATCTCAAACACCTAACATATTAGGTAAGGCAATGGCATCTGTCATTATGCGTTCATCTCTTGACGGAGAAGCACGCGGTCAGTTTGATGATGTGCTATCAGTACAACTCGCTCGTGCTCGTTTTGCTATCTTGCAGATCCAAGCCGCTGAGAAGTCTATCCAAGCACCTATTGCTATTCCACAAGATGTGCAAGAACTTGCACTCGGACCAGATGCGATTATGCGCTCTGCTAATCCACAAGGTATCCGTCGTGTTCCACTAGAACTACCACCTGGAGTCTTTACTGAATCCGGCGTTCTAGAGCGTGAACTGCGTATGGGTGCTCGTTATCCTGAATCTCGTTCAGGTAACATTGACGCATCTGTTGTTACAGGTCGTGGTGTGCAAGCACTACAGGCTGGATTTGATACACAGATCAAAGCAGCACAAGCACAGTTTGCTCGTATGTTCCAAGAACTTATCTCTGTTTGCTTTGAAGCAGACGAGAAGATCTTTGGTGGTATTCCAAAGACTATCAAGGGTTCTGATGACGGAACACCTTATGTACTTAAATACATCCCATCCCGTGATATTAAGGGTGAGTATGGCGTAGATGTCCGTTACGGAATTATGTCCGGTATGGATCCTAACCGCGCCATCATTGCTTTGCTACAGATGCGTTCAGACAAGCTCGTATCGCGTGACTATGTACGTCGTGAGATCCCAATGGATCTTAACGTTACACAGGAGGAACAACGTGTTGATATTGAAGAAATGCGCGATTCTTTGCGCGTTGCTGTTGCCCAGTACGCACAAGCGATACCGGCTCTTGCGGCGCAAGGCCAAGACCCTTCACAGATTATCGGGCGTATCGCTGCTGTTATCCAGGGTCGCCAAAAGGGACAAGCGTTAGAAAACGTTATCGAAAAAGCATTTGCACCAGAACCAGCACCAACCCCAGAGATGCCACCTATGGCACCAGGTATGGAGCAACAGATTCCAGCAGCAGGTGCGGCCCCCGCTCCTGCCTCGCAGCAACCTCCACAAGAACAAGCTGGTTCGGCCCCTGCTGCTGGTCAACGTCCGGATATAGCACAACTACTTGCTGGTATAACCGGCGCAGCATAAGCAAGGGAGGTGTAAATATGAACAAAGGATCACGCGCTAAGGCGCCAGTTTCAATGCCTGTCGAAGGCAAGAAGGATACCTCAAAGCCATCAGGCGGTAAGGTATTTTTTGGAATGATGCCAAAAGGTCGCAAAGGCACAGCAGTAAAAAAGGGTTAATTATTATTTCGGAAGGTGTACTGGGTTATGGATGATTTTAATAAAATACCACGTCCAGTACACCGTTCTGATTTTTTAGTGATCCTTGCTGGTTTCTTTCATAACTTAATGCAAACAGTTGAAACACTCAGCGCAGAATTATACGAACTATCTATTTACCATTCAAACCGTAAGACCAAGACTTCCCAAGCGTGGGAATCTATGGCACAAGATTTAGAAACGTTAGGGGAAGACAAGTGACTACTGCACCAATGAATCCACTTGCTGGCCCTGCAGGTCCGGGAAAGTATTCTACCCGTACCGATAATTTAGAAATGGGTTCTATCGCTTATGGCGAAGGCGTAGAGACAGCCGCTATTAAGTCCGGCGCTCCGCTTGCTAAGACAGCAGATGTTAAAGCACAACCAGTAACAGAATTATTTGCAATGTCTGACGAGACTCGACCAATTACTTCGGGTATAGATCGCGGCCCAGGTCCTGGATCTGAAGCGTTAATGATGGGCAAGTCAGTAGTTAAACTATCAGATACTTTGGCACAGATGCTTCCGTTTGATACCACAGGAGAGATTGCTGTTTTATACCAAGAAGCACTATCGCGGGGTAACTAATGGCTGATAATCTTAAAGCAGCCGCATAC